ATAGTGCTGAATATCTCACCGCCGCTAAACCAATACATAGCTATGCTGCAACCATCATGAATCAACAAGGTATCATACGTGATATGATACGAGGCCCGATCAGCAGTAGCGCACAACGTGAAACGCCTAGTAGGGTTGGTTGGGGAGTAGCAACTCCCGGTAGACCTATATATGAAGGTGGATATGATGATACTAGTATCGCTGAAAATTTAGATACATCAAAAAATAATCAATTACGTGTAGTAAGCAGACGCGGTGGACATAGTATTGTAATGGATGACGGTGATATCATAGGTCGTGATAACTTAATACGCATACGCACAAGTTTAGGTCATCAGATTATGATGAGCGATGATGGTCAAACATTAATGATATTACATAGCAATGGACAAAGCTATGTTGAATTAGGTAAAGAAGGTACGGTTGATATCTATAGCACTAATAGTGTGAATATAAGAACACAAGGTGATTTAAATTTACACGCAGATCAACATATTAATATACACGCCAAAAAGAATTTAAATGTGCAAGCAGAAAATATGCACTTTAATAGCGAAAAAGAATTTAAACAAAAAGTCGGCGCTGATTATAAAAATTATACTATGGGCAAACATCTTACTAAAGTAGGTGGAGCTATGAGTATGGAAAGCGCAGGTGACATTAGTATGGCAAGTAGTGCAATCGCATATGTCAATGGTAGTAAAGTAAATCTAAACAGCGGACAAACTGGAACTAAACCAGAAGTTGTACCACAGATAACACTCACCGCACATACTGATACATTATTCGATGCTGCAAAAGGATTTTTAGCAGCACCGGGTAAATTGTTAAGCATCACATCAAGGGCTCCTGCACATTGTCCTTGGGCTAATGCTGGTCAAGGTGTAGATGTTAAAGTAAATCTAGGTGCCGGCGGCGGAGCTTCTGGTTCTAAACCACCGCTTAATAATACTAACAAAAACTCAAGCGCGACGGCAGGTGTGACCCCTTCATCAGGCACATTATCGTCAGTCCCACCAACAAAAGAAGCTAGTAATAGCTTAAATAAAACTACAACAAATGCACTTGCCGGACAGGTGGCGACTACAGCTAAGACAGGTCCATACAATGCCGCAACTAAGCAAGGAGCTGCAGTTGTTAAGAAAACAGGTGGAGGACCATAATGTCATCTTCTATAGCTATAGGACAATACGCATTAACACCTGATCAACTAGAAGTTGCAGGAGTACTTAAACCCGGAAGTGCCGATCTTGTTAATAACATGATAGCAAGCGGAATGCCTATATCAAAATCACTACCTAGAAATTTATTTACAGGAAAACCGGGCGCCGAGAATCTAGAAAAACTTACAAAAAATGTATCTGCTCAAACTGATGCGCTGGTAACAAATTTCCAACAGAGTCAAACATCACTCACTAATGCCGGAGTTATTACAGGCACAGAACCAAGTATGCAAATCGCCGGAGCTGTATTATCAACCACACAGCAAGGACTTAATCAAACACTAGATACAATTAAACAAAATGCAACAGATGTCTTAGGAGCAAGTAATAATACTTTTGCTAAGGCTAGTGGAGTAATGAAAGATATTAGCGCAGGAAATCAAGCAGCGAGTTTTGCTGAAAAAGCGAAAGGTGGGTTAGGTGGCATCGCAGGCTCAGCAGATGCGAAACTTAAAAGTTTAGGTTTAGATGAACTTACATCACAATCACAAGGAGCAGCCGCTGCTGCATTTAGCGCAATAGCAGCCTCTATGCCTAAATTAGAAGTGGGTGTGCCGGTAGATTTAGTACAGGTAGCAAAAAAATCGGCAAGTGCGACCGGAGCATCTAGTTTAGGAATAAGTCCTACTAGTGCTATCAACACTAATTTGACTGGGGCAATAAAAGGATCGTTAATTGATAACGCTCAGGGAGCAATCACTAATAATGTAAATAATTTGATAGGAAGTGGTACGGTAGCCAATGCATTAACAACAAGCATATCTAACGCATCATTAATATCAAATACTAATATTGTTCAAAATTTTAGTAGTTCTACTACTTTATTAAATCAAACAGGTTCTGCCGTCTCCGGTACATTAAATCAGATTGCCGGATCTTCCGTAGGTAATATAGCCGCCGGCAGTACAGCTTTAGCAGATGCAGCTATATCAAAAGCTACCGGCGCCTTTACCTCTGCAGCGACACAAATCGCTAGCGGTGTGTCTATGTTACCGGGAGGACAAGACGCTATCAATAATGTAGTAAATGCTGCTACTGGCTCTATACCTAAATTGCCAGGACAAGACCTACTTAGAACTTCTATAGGTAATATAGCAACAGACGCATTAAACAAAATCGGTGGAAGCCTACCTACAGGTATAGATCAACTAAAAAATAGTTTGAGTGCCACGGGATTGCCTCCGGGAGCAGCAGCATCTTTAGAAAGCGCTATATCATCTTTAAGTGCTGGTGGAGCCAATCCTATAAAAATGCCTACTGTAGCGTTCAATACGACAGATAGATCAGGAATTGCAGGACAAATAGCATCAACATTAGGAGATTCTAAAATTCCTACACCTAATCTATTGGGCGAAATAAGTCAAGCTGCTAAATCGTCTGCACAAAAAATAAAAGAAAATATAGTAAAAAGAATAGATGCTACTAAACAATTAGCAGATTTAAATAAATCACTTAAAGAAACCGAAAAAGCATATGAACAAGCTAGAATTAATCTCCCCGCCGGCGATCCAGGTATCGCTGCGGCTAGACAGGCTTATTTAACCGCTTTTAATAATCCTGAAAGACAGAAACTAATCGATATTATAGCAGGAAGAGCTTGATATAGCTACTAAATAGAATTATGCCACAATATATAGGATTTAGCACAATTGGAGCCAACGAACCGCGTACTACCAACGCTGCAGGTGGAGCAGATAATGGCACAGGCAGCATATTAAATCCTATAAGAATAGGCAAACGTTTTAGAGTTATAGACACCCCATTAGTGATAAGAAATTTTATCAATGCATTGAATATCAAACAAGGAGAAAAAGTAGGACAACCTGAATATGGTACTAGATTATGGAGCTTTGTTTTTGAACCAAACACCCCTAATGTTCAGTTTCAATTAGAAAACGAAATACGAAGAGTAGCAGCACTAGATCCTAGAATCATATTAGATTATGTAAAAGCATATCCTCAAGAGAACGGTATATTATTAGAGGTACAGATGGCTGTAGCACCCTTCAATCAAGCAATGGTTTTAAGCGTATTTTTCGATAGCGGCACTAATACTGCATCCATATCTTGACCAATTAAAAAGTCGTATTTTTATCAACGATAAATATTAGAATATGGCTAGCACATCCCGACAATCGGCTATATTCGGCGTCAATGACTGGAAAGCAATATACCAAACTTTCCGTGAAGCCGATTTTCGTAGCTATGACTATGAGACATTACGCAAGAGTTTAATAGATTACCTGCGTGTATATTACCCTGAGACCTTTAATGATTATATAGAGAGTAGCGAATTCGTAGCACTACTTGACGTTATAGCATTCATGGGTCAAGGTCTAGCGTTTAGAAATGATCTGAATGCCCGCGAAAACTTCATGGATACAGCCGAACGTCGTGATAGTGTGATCAAACTAGCAAATCTTGTTGGTTACACACCAAAAAGAAACATTGCGGGACAAGGTTATCTAAAAGTCATTAGCATACAAACTACACAAAATATAACTGATTTAAATGGAATTAATCTTAGCAATGTTCCGGTATTATGGAACGATCCCGCTAACTCAACTTGGTTAGAACAATTTAATACTATCATCAATGCTGCACTCATCAATACACAAAAAATAGGCAGACCAGGAAATGTCAGCGATATTTTAGGAGTAGCTACAAGTGAATATAGTTTGCAGATACCTAGCAGCGCGTTACCAATAGTACCATTCACCACTCAGGTAGATGGTATTACTATGAATTTTGAATTGACTAGTATGACTAGTTTAGGAGAAGATTATCTATATGAGATACCTCCTGCACCCAGCGGAAAATTTAATATATTATATCGTAATGATAGATTAGGTTATGGTAGTCCGGACACCGGATTTTTCTTTTATTTTAAACAAGGTAGATTAAGCAATTTTGATTTTATATTAGAACAGCAGATTGCTAACCAAACTGTAGATATAGATCAACAAGGCGTCAATAATGAAGACACATGGTTATATCAACTAAACACTAATACAAATACTAGTGAATTGTGGAAAAAAGTAGATAGCGTATATGCTGATGCATATCTGCAAACAGAAAATAGCCTCAAGAAAATTTTTAGCGTAACTTCACGCTTCAATGATCAGGTAACTTATGTATTTGGAGACGGAGTGTTTAGTGAGATTCCAGTAGGTACATTTAGAGCGTATGTTCGCAGTGGTAATGGATTAACATATACTGTGGATCCAGCCGAAATGCAAAATATTAATGTAGCATTTACATATGTGAGCAGATTAGGTAGAGCAGAAACTTTAACGTTGGGATTATCGTTACAAACACCAGTAAGCAATGCACAGTCACGCGAAAGCATACCGCAAATTAAGCAACGTGCTCCAACTCGTTACTATACACAGAATCGTATGGTCAATGGCGAAGACTATAACAATTTCCCATATACATTATATTCACAGATCATAAAATCAAAAGCGATCAATCGTAGCAGTATTGGTGTTTCAAAGAATTTAGATTTACTTGATCCTACAGGCAAATATTCAAGCCTTAATACTTTTGGCAGTGATGGCGCATTATGGCAAAACACTATTGATGGAACTCTTACTCTTACCTTTAGATCAACTAGTGAAGTAATAAGTTTTATAACTGGTAGATTATCTAGTGTATTATCAGATATTAGAACTACACAATATTATATACAAAATTATCCACGATATAATATATCATCAGAAATAGGAGACGGTAATGTATATTGGAATCTCAGCGTAGTTGATGCCAATAGTGAAAGTGGTTATTTTTATGCAAATGATTTAGGAATTAATTTACCGCTGACAGTAGGATCTTTTAATAGCGACATATTAAAATATGTTACACCGGGCGCATTGGTTAAATTTAACGCACCTCCTGGATATTATTTTGATAATAATAATAGATTAGTAGCTGGATTACCTGGACCTACTAATCCTATTTTTGTATGGACCACTGTATTAAATGTGATCGGCGATGGAAGTAATAATGGTGAAGGTAATTTTCCTAATGGAACAGGACCAGTTATATTAAACGGATATATACCAAATGATTGCACAATCACTCAAGTCATACCTGTATTTGACAATTCATTATCTGCCGACATAATTAGAGAAATTATTTTAAAAATAGAATTATTAGAGAATTTTAGTTTAGTGTTCAATAATGAATTATTAGCTACACAAGAGCGTTGGTTTATAGAAGATTTTGACGACCCTAATTGGTTTATAAAATTTCAATGTATAGACCCGGCAAGTAACAGATATCTAGTAACATATAGAAGTTTAAAATATTATTTTGGTAGTGTAGCAGATACGCGCTTTGCTTTATCACCGGGAGAATTAGTATATGACCCATTTACCGGTAAAATATTACAAGACTTTGTAAATGTATTATCTACCAACACACAACCAACTTCAGCAAATGCTATAGGAAAAGATACAAAAATAAACATTATAGGGCAGACTGTTGAAAGTGACGGGTATATAAACGATTTTGAAGTAGAAGTTACTAGTATTGATGTCAATAATCGTCAGCTAGTTTTAAGTCCAGATTTCTTCACTGATTTAACAGGATACGTAAATGGTTCTAGTAATGTAGGAAAATATGTATTTTTTGAATTATTACAAGATGCTATTAATTTAGAAAGATTACAATTAATTCCTAGCACTGATGTTGTATATCAATATCCGACAAAAGAAAGTATAGAACTTGTGAAATATGATTATCCCGAAGGACAATTGTTTTATGCTTTTACTGATGGTTTATTTTATAAAACAGTACAAGTCATAAACGTTATAACACCATCATATTTCTTAGAAGAACCAAAAACAGCAAACAATGTTCCAAGATATTATATTGAATTTGGAAGACAGGGATTTACATTTCAATATAGACATAATAGCAATAATACAACTAGAATAGATCCAGCAACTACAAATATTATTGATCTATATGTGGTAACATTACCATACTATAATGCATATCAGCGTTATATTCAAGATAGCACTGATACTATTCCTGAACCTGAGAGACCATCAATCACACAATTAACTGCAGAATTTCCTAAGATAAATGATTATAAAATGTTAAGTGATAGTTGTGTTTTAAATAGTGTTGTGTTTAAACCATTATTTGGACCTAAAGCAGTAGAAGCACTTAGGGGAACAGTTAAAGTGGTAAAAAATAGTACTACAGATGCCAGTGACAGCGAGATACGTAGCGCAGTACTTGCCGCTATGAATAATTATTTCAATATAAATAATTGGAATTTCG